AATGGGCGGGGACCTGAGCGAAGAAAGCGGCCCCGTTGTAGCAGCTGACCCCGCCGCATGGGTTTTCGTCAATGGCGAGCAGATTATTGATTTTGTTAACCCAGACCCAACCAAGGACGGCTGGCAAAGCATTGATGAACTCATGGCCGATGTCCACAGGTTCATTGCCAGCGGCGCACTACACGCAATAACCACACGATAGAAAGGACAACACAAATGAGCCACTACAACACCCCACGCGACAAAACAATAGATGGTGAGAGCATCGACAGCCTTCGCCGATTGCTGATCGGTAGGCGCGTCATCGACGCTAACGAGGAGAACGACACCCTTACCCTTGATGATGGAACCAAACTCATCATCGCCCCGAATTACGGTGGCTGTACCTGTGGATCAGGGGATTACTGGTTATCGCACCTGAACCACTTCGACAATGCCATCACTGATGTCGAAATTAAATACGAAGCTGAACACGAGTAATACGGAGACGAGAAAATACACATCTTCGTCTTCGCCGAATCCGAAATCAAAGACAACATCATCACCGTCAAAGGCAACCCAGGAAACGGGTACTACGGACGAGGCTTCGAAATCCTCGTACAAAACCCAAAAAAGGACAACTAATGACCGAAACAGCAATGAACTTTATGGAAGCTACAAGGGATACAAGTCCACAAGAGTTACACAAATCCAGTCTCAAGAGCATCGTCTACCTGTTTAATGAATGGGCAACTGAGGAGGATTGCATTGTCTATAAATCTTGGTATCACCCAGACGGGTCAAGATACTACAGTGGCGAACGATTCATTATCTATGCTCAAACACCTTTTGGCACGATAGTTGACTACCGCGAAAATGAACATTGGGACTTGTTCCAAATCCCAGAGCGTGCTACTGGGCCGAATTTGGACTTAGAAAACGCACTCGAAAGTCTGTTTAAAACCTTAGGCCAGGAGCACTAATGGGGACACGACGAAATAGAAATACTAGATGAGCTAGAAGCACTAGAAGAATGATGCACCTCGGTAAAAGAGCTGCCGCCGAGTGGCTTGAAAAACATGCCCCCATTGGCACGTTAATCCTAGTCTTGGAGGAGCACCTTATGCGGCGCACACCTTTAGGTTGGCTTTATATGAGCCCTGAATATGGGTGGGCGCACTACGACAAGCTAGATCTCCCTAAAAGCGGCGCCATCATTGCACGGTGGGGGCTTGAGCAACCCGAATGGGTTGATGAGCATTAGCCACACCAAACCTTAATCCCTTTTTAACCCCTAGGTACTTGACTGGTGCCTGGGGGTTTTCTAAACCAAAATAATCGAAAGCATGAGCGAAAAATGGACCATCTTAACGAGTTCCTAGACTATCTGCTACTGAACAAAAACAGATCACCCAGAACCATCCAAGCCTACAGGAGAGTACTCACGCCCATAGCTGAAAACTTCACGGTAGAAGCAGCTAGGGCACAAATTGCGCAGGCAAAATCAGCATCATCAAAAAGCCTCGTTGTTACCGCCTGCCGTACCTATGGTGATTATCTCGCCCGCCACGGGTATATACCCACCAATCCCATGGTTCGGCTGGTGTTTCCCAAACTCCCCAAACACCTACCAAACGTCCTATCTCAAAAAGACGCCCTCATGCTCATGGGGGGTCTGAAAACCAACACCAGTATCTATGAACCCCGAGACACTGCATTCGTTGAACTGCTCTACGCCCTCGGGCTACGCATATCTGAGGCATGCAATCTCACCTGTGGAGACGTTGACCTGCGAGGGAAGAAGGTACGTATCAACGGGGCGAAAGGCGGCAAGGACAGGGTGCTGCCTATAGGGCCACGCCAAGTACGCCTACTCAAACCCCTGATGGATGGGTGCCCCGCAGACACCCCGGTTTTTCGTAACCATGTTGGAAAGGCCATGAGCCCGATAACGGGCACGAGCATCGTCAAAGTGGCCGCTGCAAGAGTCAACCTGAAAAACGTAACCCCGCACACGCTCAGGCATTCCTGTGCAACCCACATGCTGGAAAACGGGGCAGATATTCGCGTGATCCAAGCTTTCCTAGGTCATGAAAACCTCACCACCACCGAACGCTACACCCACGTCAACACCAAACGCCTACTAGATACGTACAACCAAGCGCACCCAAGGAGCTGACCATGAATCGTCGCCAGCGCCGAGCCATGCAGAAAAACAAGCATGAAACCGAGATCAACAAAAACCTAACGGAAATCAAAGCCACCACAGCCACCATCAAGAAAACACGGAAGCAAATACTTGAACTTGCCGAAACCGAAGGTGCTTACTGGCTACACCTGCGACGGCTGCTCGGGTTGAAAGACCCTGATAGTAAATGTTGGGGCGACTACTGCTTACAGTGGCAACTCGGGGCACTTTACCTGTGTAAGGCCGCGACCCAACCAGGTTTCCGTATCGAAACCGTTGATGACCAACTGCGTCAAAAACTGGCCTGTCCTTTCACCTTCGCCCCGGCTACTGATGAGGATTTACGCCGCATCCTCTCCACCAGGTCAATGGGCTACAACCCACGACCAACCAACGAACCCGACCCACTGCCCCTACTCGCACAGCTTGCCAAGCACATGCGCGAACTCGACACAAAAGGGGGACACATCACAGATGGAAAATTCCACCTCAACCCATAAAGCGGAACACCAACGCAAACTTGCCCTGCACTACCAACAAATCACCAACAAAAAACGAGGACAACGTGACGGGGTTGTCGTAACACCTGTAGAAATCGTTGACTACCAAATCAGGGGAGTGAAACACTGTCTTGCCCAGCAAAACGCAACCCTAGCAGACCCACGAGTACAAATACTCGACCCATTCGGCGGAACCGGCATATACCTAGCACGGCTCATGCAACTATCCGAACTAACCTCCGACCAACTCGACGACCTATACCACAACCGCATGCTCATGATTGAACTCGACCCTGAAGCCTGCCGCATCGCAGACGAAAACCTGCGGACTGTTTTCACTGAAGAAACCGGCAGACCGGCAAGAAAAAGCATCGTCCACAACAAAGATACCTTCACCATCGATAACCCCTGGGAACTACTCAATGCCCCGCAGTAAACGAATCACCCTCTGTACCAGGTGCCGAAACCTGAAACGCCACGAAGCCCGAGGACTCTGCAAATGCTGCTACAACCACATACGCGAACACCGCGTCACTGGACTAACTCTTGATGATTTCCCGCTACTCAAAGACCAACCAACAGCCGCCGGCCCCGAGCAGAACTATCAACTACGCACCAGCCGGAAAGACCCCGGGTTTATCCCCATGAGGGAAGCACGCAACGACTACCACACAAAGATAAGCGGGAGACTATGAACGAACAGGAGTTCCGACACCACATAAGAAAACTCAAAGCGCTACATCAACTACTCGAACTAGAAAAAACCAACCAACCCAACGCACAAAACAACGGGACCAGGAACACAACACCACAACCACAAACACCCGGAGGATACGCAACCCAACTCAGCATTGATCTCACACTACGGTTGTTCGAGATAACCAGAGACGCAGCCAACTACATACAACCAGGCCGCATACTACACAAGGACTACACACAACTGTGTGACTTCCTCACCTTCAACGCCCAGCCCATCACAGAGCTGGGCTTCTTTGATGACGCTATCGTCCCGGAGATCAACGACCACATCAGTACCATGACAAGGTTCCTGCGTCTCGATGACCCAGTAACCAACAGCCCGTGGCTATCGTGGCGCACACTCATCATCAAAGCCCAAGCCATGGGTGTCACCATCACCCGGGAACAACTACGACAATGGGCACGACGAGGCAAGGTTGACACCAAGATCGGTGCGCACGGACTCGCAACCTACAACACACAACAAGTACTAACAATCGTCGACAGATTACGCGACTAACACTGTCACAGCCCGTGTTATACTCGACGTGTGTGCAAGAGGTTCGCCTCGAACACGACCAACCCCCTGACACTCAGGGGGTTTAATGCATTAACAACAAAGTAGGAGTAACCAATGCCACTTACTGAAACAAGGGCAAACAAAAAACTCCGCAAACAACTCAAGCAAACCTACGCCGAACAAAACACACCCTGCTACCTGTGCGGCCAACCAATCGACTACCACGCACCAGCACACCACCCAAACAGCTGCGAATTGGAGCACGTACTACCAACCAGTACACACCCGCACCTGGAAGCTGATCCGGCCAACCTGAAACCAGCACACTCATCGTGCAACCGATCAAAAGCAGCCGGAGCACCAGCACCACAACTAGGTAGTACATCCCGACAGTGGTAGCACGACGAATACAATATATGGTAGATGGATAGCTATACAATGGTAGCTATGGCACTATACGGGTAGGGGGTAGAAAATCACCAGCCCCGATGAGCTGGCCAGTTCAGGCGGGTGCAACTGGCCTCTCCCCCCGAATATTTTTTATCCCATCGCGCATAGGTTCTGCTAACCCATGGATAAAACTGGAGGTACGGGCATGAGTGAAAAAGAACCAATTGGCCAGCTTGAACAAGCTGTTCTGGATTCTGTTCGCGCACGTGGTGAATACATTACTGGGGCGGATAAGGGTGCTGTGGAGATGGCGCTATCATATGCTCGTCAGATTGATCGTATCCCGATTGATGCTGGTCATAATCGGACCAAGGCGCTTTACTTGGGGCCTCATTTAATGAAAGCTCTGACCATGTTGGGTTGCACTCCTGAGTCTCGGGGGATTCCGCAAACTGGTGACCTGAAAACTTCGGAAGAACCTAGTATCGCTCCGGTGGTGAGCGTGCTTGATCGTATGAAGGCAGAGCGGAGCGGTGCCTGATACGGTTTTTGGGTTTGAGTCGGCTAGGGTTTTTCCACCTCCGTTGCGCCAAGAACTCACGCCCGAAACCTCGCGTGGTTTTGAGGTGGTTGAGTTCGCTAAGGCTTTGGGTATCGAGTTGTATCCATGGCAACAATGGCTTTTGATCCACGGCCTGGAGCTGAACCTGGCGTTAACGGATTTCCGGTACAAACGCGTGATTGTGGAGGTTGCCCGCCAGAACGGTAAGACCACACTCATGGTTGTGCTTGGTCTGTGGCGCATGTTTGTTTATGGGGCTTCGGAGATTGTTTCCGCAGCCCAGAAACTTACTGTTGCTGAAGCAACATTGGCTGATGCTTTTAAACTTGCGGCTTGGGACCCTGTGTTATCAGGATTCTTGCCTGATGATCCGAGACCTCGGAACAATGAGTTCAATGGAAAGTGGATGAGGGAAACAAACGGGTCGAAGCAGATTGAGCTGATTGCGGCTCCGGTTCCTGGGCGCCTGGATGTTTTTAACCAACTTCCTACATGGTCGGTGACTACTGCTGACCGTAAGGGTGGACGCTCCTCATCAGTGGATCAGGCTTTCATTGATGAGATGCGTGAGATGTTGACATGGGATGGTTGGGATTCCATCGAACCGACGATCAGCGCTAGGCCTCAGTCGCAGCTGTGGGGGTTTTCCAACGCGGGCGATGCTCGTTCTGTGGTGCTGAAGTCGTTGCGGGATGGTGCGTTTAAACGTATCGCTTCAGGTGATACTGATGACATGTTGACGGGGTTTTTCTCCTGGTCGGCACCATCTGACGTGGCATTAGATGATGTTGAGGCACTGCGGCAGGCTAACCCGAGTCTTGGCTATGGTGGTATCAGTTTGCGGACGTTGCTTGCAGAGGCCAGGGAGACCGAGAATCCTGATGGGTTCCGCACGGAGAAAATGTGTATCTGGGTGGAGTCGTTGGAGCCTGGCAAGATTCCCATGGATTCGTGGTTATCGCTCGCTGATCCTGCATCTAGGCCAGCGCCTGGTGCCCCGATTGCCGTGGGCGTTGATGTCGCCCCTGATGGTCGGATGGCGCATGTCGCTATCGCAGCCCAGCGGGATGACGGGGCTGTGCATGTTGAGGTTGTAGCGCAGCGTGCTGGGTACCGGTGGGTGGCTGAGTGGTTGGCTGCCCGTGTTGGTGGTGACTGGTTTGATGGCCGGGTGGCTCTGCAAGTAAAGGGAGCGCCTGCGGCTGATCTTGGCCCGTTGCTGGAATCGGTTCCTGGTATCGAGGTGGTTCCTTGGCAGGGAACTGACATGTCGTCGTCAGTGTTGGGGTTTTTCGACGCGATTCGATCCGGGGCGCTGCGGCATTTGGACCAGCCAGCGTTAAATCTGGCGGTTGAGGGAGCGAAGGACAAAAAAGCTGGCGACGTTTTCATATGGGATCGTGCTAATAGCATCCACACTGTAAGCCCGTTGGTTGCCTGCAATATTGCTTGGTGGTTGCTGCATCATCCTGTTGAGGAGAAAGTCAGTGCCTATGCTGATGAGGATTATTTCGGCGGGGAAGAGATCGACATTTACGCCGACGAGTACCACGATGATGACGATGATTATCTGCTGATTGTGTAGAGGAAGGGGGCCTGAAGTTGGGTCTTTTGCAACGATTAGGGCTTAGGAAACCTTCGGGATTTCAGCCCCCGGACGTGGATGAAACACTTGGTTTGCCATGGCTGCAGTACCTAACCGCTGAGGTGGATAACACTAGTGTGGAGCAATTGTGGGATGCGCAGCCACATTTGCGCACGGTCACGGATTTCATTGCTCGCTCGGTCGCTTCGATCAGTATTCATGTGTATCGCAGGGCTGAGGATGGTGGCCGTGAGCGTGTCCGAGATGGTGAGCTAGCTCGCTTGATGCGGAAGGCTAATCGTGCCCAGGTGATGTATAACCTGCTGTATAGCGCTGTGATGGATTTGTGCCTGTATGACGAGTTCATATGGGTGTTATCTGACGATGGTGACGGCCCAGAGCTATATCCAGTGTCACCGACATGGGTGCAATCCTGCCAGTGGTATGACCAGTGGTCTATGCGGTCGATGACGATCATGGATAAGCGCACTGGCCATCCGGTGGTGATTCCGGCGGAGCGGATCATCCGGGTTCATGGGTATGCGCCTGGGTCGTATAAGCGGGGGTCATCCAAGGTTCGAGCATTGAAGGATCTACTCAAGGAGCAGCTGGAGTCAGCAGCCTATCGTGGTGCGTTGTGGCGTAATGGGCCGAAGATTAACGGTGTGATTGAGCGTCCGCTTGGGGCCCCGAGGTGGGAAGGTGTGGATCGTCGGCGGCCATACTCGCCCCCGCCCCCGCCACACCACCGCCGCGTCGCCTCTCC